AGAAGATAAATAAAATCCTCCAAACTCACCTGAACCTGTGGCGACAGTTCCAGAAGCAGCCGCAATAGCTGTATAGTTCCATCCTCTACCACCAGCTACTAACCCTGATAAAATATCAGCATATGCTGCCCGATTCATTATAAATAATGAACCTATAAAAAAATAAAATAATAAGTATTTTTTCATATTATAGCCTCCTTATGCTGAAGCAGTTCCAGTAATCTTTCCACTGGAATTCTCTGCTAGATATTCAAGAGTGTATTCACTCTCTACATAACCTCTTCTTTGGCCACCCACTTTACCAACCTCTTCAAAGAAAAGAGGTCTTAAAAATGCAACGCTAAAATACTCTTCTTGCAAAATAGAAACTTGAGTCGCAGGCATATTTCTTTCAAGATAAATGTCCATAGGCCCGAAATCGCTATCGTACCGATCTACAGCAACAGTACGTTTTTTGCCATTAGCATCAATGTTTCTATTTAGTGGAGCAGTCCATGAAGAAATAGTTCTCTTATTGAACCCTCCAACATAAACAGCGTTCGGTTTACCGCCAGCTGTCCATATGTCTTGCAAAACGCTATTAAACACAGTTTCGTCTAATGGTAAACTGTTTGCAGAACCAGTATTAGTTGTAATAGCTGTAAGTATGCCATTAAGTGTTCTTGCTGTACCTGAAGCGCCTGAAGCAGAAGCTTGGTTTATAAGAGCTGAATTCATATCTCTTGCCAACTCTTTTGTTTTAATCATTCTCTGATGGTCAAACTCTGTTCCACTGACACCAGCTTTATTAACCTCGTCTTGTGTATAAGAGCTACTAAACTCTTTACGGGAAATTTGGGTATAGTTAGTAACCCTAACCCTCTCAGTAACATCACCACTAGCAAACGCCGCTGTTGATCCTTCTACCTCCGCATTTCCACTATCAGCTGCTTGTAGAGATTCTGTCAACCATTCATGAGTTCTATGAGTAGCTGTTTTCTTCCCAATTCTAGACATAGTTACCGTTTCTTCTGGAGAAATATTGGTAATCAAATTTATTAAATCTTCTCTATTACCTACAGCTCTATAACTCAGTTATGTTATCATTGGCTTTCTATTTCCAATATCCACTTATTCCTAAGTGGCTCAGGTCATGTCATCCCTTTCGGGTGGGTTATTTGTGTCTTTTATATTTATTCAAGACTGACCGTCACACACGCCCGAGAAGCCTTTCGTAATCTTCTCTGCTGGCTCGAAGTTGTCCGTTCTGGATATTCTTCGAATTAAACCCATTCACAGATAAACAAGCATGATAAGCAGAATGACAAGAACGGCAAAGAATAACTCCATTCCAAACATCAAATCGTAATTCTTGATATTCCTGATAAGATTTAATGTGATGTGCTACTCTTTGATTAGTTGATCCGCAATTCACGCAAAAAATATCTCTATTAAATATAAAGTCTTTCCAATTTTTATATCTAACAGTTGTCCTTTCAAGTTGAACTGCTTTTGTTCTTCCGCCTTGCCAATTCGGATTATTTTCTCTAATTGTCCAGTATCTGCTCTTACCTTTAGATGCTAAGGACATTTTCAGTTTATGTTCTTCTGAAAATTTCTTTCCTTTTAAGTATGAACTTTGTGTTCGAGTTTTTATATTATGTTTATTTAACCAACTAAAAACTCTTGAAGAAGAAACTTTAAGTTCATCAGCAATATATTTCATTGTTCTACCATTACAAACATATTGCTGGTATAACCAATCTTTATCCTTCAATTCTGGACACGGAGAATATCTCATGCTAATTTATTGGGACTCTTCCGAATCTATATAATTATTCTGTCCCATCTTAAAAACCTCCTATGAGAAGGTTATTTTGCCATACCAGCTTCTTGAGCGTCAGAAATTCCTTTTAAAAGAGAAGATAAAGCTTCTTTTGGATCTTTACTTTCTTTCCAATTTATCAATTCTTCTCTACTCTGCGTTCTTGGCTGTCTTGATCCGCCAACTTCTAAAAATTGCTTTTCTTTTTCTGCGATAGCCTTTTCTCTATTAGAAAGATGTTCTTCATGCTTCATCAGTTTGTACGCTTTTTTAGCTCTAGTAAGAAGTCTCATAGACGCTTCTGGATCAACTTTTCTCATAAATTTTTTGATCTTTGGATAAAAAGTGTCTATATCAGACTTCTCTTGTTCAGCCATCTCCTCTACAAACTCTTCTGCATACGACAAATCAAGAGAATCTAGTTCAGCTTTACTTACTTCTTGGCTAATACCTTTATTAATTTCTAGCCAAGCTTTAGACCGTTTGTCTCTACGGATAGCAGTAATCTGATCTTGTAAACTGTCAAGCTCGTCTTGCTGATCTCCAGTTAAACGTTTCTTGTTTTCAAGCTCATCTATCCTCTCTTGTTTCTCTCTAATTTCTGAAACCTGTTCTCGCAAATCAGAAATAGCTTTATCTTTTTTCTTTAGCAGATCAATATATTTCTCTTCACTTTTTAACGAGCCTTTTTCACCCTCGCTCGAATCAGGGGAGTTAAGAGAATCTTCAGATGACAAATCTGAATCTGTCATGTCTTCTTTTTCTGGCAACATTTAATAACCTCCAATTTTTATTTTTACCGTTTAATAGCGGCAAATCTTGTTTGGCGGTAAGTAACAAAAGTTCTACCTATCCTCTTACCGCCAAATGAGAACGCCGATCAAGACATTCTCTGAATTCATTGAGAATAATCGTTGATCGGCGTTTTTTTTGAAGGCTAATTACTACTTTTTAATATTTTGGCTTTTTAGGTTTTTTCTTTCCCATATTGATCCTCCTTATTACGAAAGAAGATAACCTTATTGTTTAGTATCGGCTTCTCTATCTCTTTCTTAAAATATCTATCGTAAATTATTTCTTTTCCAAAATCTTCCTTGAATAAATTTATAGAAATTCGTTTAGAACAAACTTTAGAAATACCCTTTACAAAGTCTTCATCAAACACAAAATCACATATCTCGTTCCCATTGTATAGATCAATTACAACATAATCAAACCGTTTGTCACATGTTTTTATAAAATCTTTTGCATCTATTTTTATAAAATCGTGTCCTACATATTTGTTCTTTGGTTCTCTAATATCAATACCCAAACAACCCATAAACTTATATTTACCCCAAATTTTATATATCAGATTTGCAATAGTTCCATTACCATACCCTAAAATTAAGATGTCTTTTGGTTGTTCTGGAGGTATCATATAGCTCCAGTATGTGTACCCAAATAATGTTTCTGACGGTTCTATTGATTGAATATAATTCAAATCCAGAGTAAGAGTTTCGCCTGTATCAAGATTTATTGTTTCCATTTTTTCCTAAACATTCTTCTAATTCGGAATAACTCATGTCACCTTTCCATTTCCTACAAATACCACAAATCTGTCTTAAATCACTATCATAATCTGGAAAATTTTTGAACCTGTGCTTCTTCTTTGTAAGAGTTTCTCCAGTATCAAGTTTTATTGTTTCCATTTCTCTTCACTTCACTTTTAAGACCTGTTTCTTTCTTAACCTTCATATCACCCCTTAACGCTTTTATTACATCCTCGCTATCAGTATAAACGTACTCGTCGGCATTCATATTGTCTTTATGAACACAATATTTATACCCATTCTCAGCAAAATCTATATGAATAGAAGTTATTTTTCCTTTACCTTTCTTCCCAGATTCTACCATACCACCATAATTATGAGCCATGTTTTCCCTCCAAAAGTTCCGCATATAATCTTCTTACATAACTATCATTTTCTTTGTTTATACGTTCAGGACTTTTTAAACAAAATCTTATGCCAGCAATGACTCCGTCTTGGAATATACGAGTGTTCACATCTATATTCTGGCCTACTGCTGGCTCAAAATATATTAACTTATCTTCTAGTTCCTGCTTAAACCATTCCCATCCTTCACTAACCAAAAACTGTTCTGTTATTCTAACCTTCTCTTCTTTTGTATATTTTCTCATATTACCTCTTGTGGAACTCTTTTGTTTGTAGGAATAATGTTCCTAGACAATGACTCCGCTTTCATCTCTTGCTCAAGAGCCATAACTCCTTCAACCGCTTTCTTTTGTCCTATATCAATATTCTGAACCCTACGCAATAAAAGTACAATCGCATTCTTCTCCTCAGAAGAAGCATTCTGAAATGTGTCTGTTTTTATGAACGATTGCATCTGAATCAAATAGTCTTGAGTATCTATTTGCGAGTCTGGAACAATATCGTATTGACCACTCATAATCCGTTCAATAGATTCTTGAGGAGATAATATGTTTGCTTCTTTCGGTTTTGGAATAACATTTTCTATATTAAAATCTTTCGATAATTTGTCTAACAATTTCCACTGATTAACACTACTCTCCAAAACTATTCTTGTTGACATGGCTCTTTCAAAATATAAAATAGAGTCCTGCCTCTTCTTAGCTTTTTCTGTTAATGGTTCATTTGCAAACATATAATCATAATTAAATTTCATCCCTTTTGGAAACAACTCTTGTAAACTCTTGTAATCGCTAGTTCCTAAAACTTTAACAATTATTTCTTTTGGCAACTTTTTCATGTTGTGCCACGTTAAATTCATTAACTCTTTAAAACCTTCTTGCATCCTATCATAAAGAACTTTAAACCTAATTTCACTCTTATTCGTTCTAAGTTCAGATTCTCCTAACGTTGTCTGACGTTCTGGAGCTCTACCTTGAAACAGTTCCGTCAATCCTGTCCTCCTCTGTGCATACTCCCAATACAAGTCAAACGATCTGTAATGCTGGAATATAGATCCATAATCGTAAGACGGTATGAAAATGTTTTGTCTTGGATTCGGAACTGGATACCACCCGTTAGGTGTCATCTGGACAAGCTCAGGATCAAAACCGCCAGACGGATCGTAAAACGTAGGAGTCTTAACTAACTTCTCTACAGCATTAGAAACTTGGTTGTGCGCATAGTCCAGCTCTTCTTGCGATTGTTTTATTAGCCAACATAACGAATCGCCATACGGACGGTCTTCTCTCGGATACGGCTGAAATTTCCAAGCATACGGTCTGATAGGATCACCACTTATTTCATCAATATCTTTATTCTCAACCTTTCTAAATATCTGACCTCCGTTAGGAGAACACCAAACAATCAACTCTACTAACTCAACGTCCCCGCTTTCTTTGTTCTTGTGAGGATATGTAACGTAACATTCCATCAGGTATCTCATGTTCCTAGAAAATCGTTCAGTAAGAGATGTTCTTGATACTACATCCCTTGCTTGCATAATCTCGTTTATTCCAGATACATAAACCCCATTACCTTTTGATAGATTTTCTATTCCTTTATAATATTTTTTACCATCAGAATCGTTTAACGACTTCCTAATTTCCCAATCGTTCTCGTCTAACGGAATCAACTCAAATATATGATCTGTGTTCCGAACTTGAACACCAGAAGCACTCATCGGCAATATCAAATTTTCTACTGGTATCCTCTTCCATATAACCTTATTTCTTTGACCATAAATGCCACTCCCATAAATACATTTTATAGGTGCATTACCAGCCTTGTACGCAACATGAATAGCTTTATCTAACGTGTCTAACGAATCATCAATATAATTCAGTACAACCCAATTCATAACAGACTCTGCAAGTTTAGACGTTCTTACATCCTCTTTTCCTATCCCACGCACACTTACTATTTTGTTTGTATCCGCTTTTATTGAGCCAATAGTGTTAGCATGAGCAGTATCTACCAACGTTGGAGTTAGACCTACACAATAGTTGGACGCATTCTTCCACGGATCATTAACCCTTGACTTGTAACCAGCATAAGAATACTCCTCATACACACGCATTGCGTTCCAACCATACGATTCTCTGTCACGAATATCTTCCGCAAGTTTATTTATAATATAAACAGATAAGTCCATATCATCAATATCATTAACGATTGATTCCTCTTGTACCTGATCTTGTACCTGATCTTGTACCTGATCTTGATCTATCTGCCCAATCTCATCAACCACTTTTTTTAACCCTCAACTTAACATTCATCTCTATAATCCGCATCGTAGGATCACCTATATACTTTTCGTTGAAACTAATAATCTCAAAATTTCCAACAAATCCATAATGTCTCCCTAAATGTAACAATCCTAAATCTTCACAATAATAACAAAACGAATTCGCATTCCAAAAACTCTTGTGAGTCGGATCTTGAAATGCTCCCCTCCCATCTGTCGTCGGTATTCTCATCTCAACTATCGCCCCATCTTTACAAATTCGCCATATCTCGTTCATCGTGTTTATCGGATTAGATAAATGTTCAATTATATCGTTCGCAATTATGTGATCTATACTGTTATCTTCAAATTCCCAGTTACTACCCTCTAAATCTACTAAACGATCTACGGACTCAGATAACCTGTTATCAATACCAACATACCCCTCTATACTAACAGTTCCACACCCTAAATTTAATTTTGTAACTCTATCAGTATCAATCATCTAAACTTCCCTCTTTTTTTATGCAAACCATCTCCATTAGAATTGTTGTCATGCACAGCTATATCTTCTAACTTTTTCCACTCGTTTTTCTCATCCAGAAAATATCCGTTACTATTGTTTATTAAACTAACAACATACTCACCAGAATATTTTTGTTGCTTGATGTGATATGTGTCTGACCTATATAATATCGTCGGAAATATAACTCTGCCATTAGCATCCACAATTTCATAATCGCTCGTAAATCTTATAGGCAAAATAAATGGCATGTCTATCATATCAGTCCACTCGTTTTTTTATCTTTTTTTTCACTCACAATTAAACACAGCTCCGTCAACACCTTCTCTATCCTCTCCAACTTCTCTTCAATTTTTTCTAAATATTCTTTTTTAGGCGTAGGCATATTTTTCACTCCTGTATTCGGGCGGTATATAAACTTTAGGTTTTGTTTCGTATCTCGGTTGGATAACATTTAATTGCATCGCTAACGAATCTAGTATATCGTCGTGCTCACCAACAGGAAACCGCGAGAACTCATCTTCCAGTTCGTGCATTCCTTGCTTTAACAATAAATTACCACTCTCATATCTCGGTTGAAGAGCCATGATCCTAGAAAATTTGTCACGGTGAGGAACAATCGGTATAACTTTAAAAAATACGTTCCTCTTCCTACACTCCTCCTCGATAATATTCGCAAATATCCGCTGGTACGCAACTGATTCAATCCCAACCTTCTTAACCCTACTCCTAATTGCCATCGCAAATAGTTTTTCGATCAACTCGAAAACTCCGCACTTAGAACGGAAATAATCAAACACACACATCTGGTTAGACCCTGTAACGCACGCATCCATTATCACATTATAGTCCGATGACGCATTGCTAGTTGACGCTAGATCAACTGTTATTGTGTGCTCGCAATTATCGCCTAACTCACTCCAGTACCTGAACGGCGGTTTGAAATGCTGCGTTTCAACCATGATTGGTTTGTTAAAATATTGGCAGAAAAAAGAGTAGCTTCCCTTCTCTTTTAATAACTGTTTCAAAATATTTGTAGTAAACTTGTTCGGAAATATCACTGCTCCGTCTATAGTTCCGTCTTCCGTCGCTCCCTTCTCATAAATCGTATACTCCTCTTTTAAATTTTTTATGATGTGACCATATAAATCCCTATCATGCCATCGTGTACCAACTACTGTAAGTTTCCCGTCTGGACGTTTTAACAAATCTAAAATCTTTCTGTAAAAATTCATAGTTTTCTCAACTTGTTCTGGTGTGCCCAAAACCGAATCATCCAAAATATCGTCTAGAAAAATATAGTCGTAGTGCTGACTAGTTACTACACTATCAGGTGATCCGATTGATATGCTTGGCGTTTTGTCAGCAGACGTCCGCTGCTTGATTATAATCTCATTTGTGTTCCATTTATCTCCTACAAAATTCCCGTACAAATTTCTAAGCGTGCTCTTCGACGATAAATAGTCCTTTATCTCAAACAACATTTTTTCCGCATTAGACAAAACTAAATTACAAATCAAAATAGAAGCGTTCGGATTTTTTAAAAGTATTTGGATTGTCTGAGCGATTGTTACAACGGAAGTTTTGAGGTGCTCTCTAGGAATCAGTATTAGTTTGCGGTTACTATCGTAATTTGTTTTTAAAAACTTATTTAAATCATCATGGCAGGTCGCCCAATCTTTGAACTTTAAAATCTTTTTGCACAGATACGCTAAATCCGTCTCACAGAGATATTTTTCAAATTCCATGCAATCGTCGTCGGATAACGCGTTAGGCAACATTTTTATATTCTATCAGCTCTAATATTCTTTTCCTACGTTCTGATTTTTCTTCTATTGATTCTGGCTCAATTATATCAATTTCTTGGACGGACTTACCATAACCCCTATCTAGTAAAATTTCTACCGCTCTCAGCCTGTCTCTGATATCGGGATACACTGGACGACTTTCAAAGCGCCCACCGCGTGTTTCAAAAATTTGTTCTGTAAAAAATTTTCCTACAGCAACTTCACACAAAAAATTTAGCAGTTCGTATTGATCCACAAAATTTCTGCATTTTGTGGATAACCACTTTTTGTCATAACTTTTTATAACTTTGGATTCCATTACAATATATATAACAGTATTATTAATTATTGTCAAGTGGAACTATTAGTATTTCAATTAGAGTGGTCTAGTAAAGATAGAGGGATTGAATCAGCTAAATGTGTTCTATCCAAAAAAGCGCCGCACATCATATCATACAAAAGGTTTCCTGCTTTTTTTTAAAACACAAAAAATATCAAATCAAAAATGTAACGAAAATGTAACAAAAACAAGGTCCACTGAAATACTGAAATTACAAAAGGGTAAATTGCTATTGCTATATATACACATTATATATATATATATATATATATGTATATATTATTTCATATGTTCAGTAGCAATTTTTATGCCAATCTATTTTATTGTCAATGATTGGAAAAAAAAGTCAAACTGAAATTAAACTGAAATTAAATTGAAATTACGGATTGAAATTACAAAGTGTAGCAATTTTTATGCCAAAAGTTATCCACAATTTATCAAAGTTATCCACAATTTATCAAATTGTTGATTATTTTGCACATTTCAAAAATCCTGAAATTACC